CCGTAACAGCCATTCGGTGCCCAGCGAAAGGTGAGTTTGCACCTTGAGCAAAGATTGCGTCTGCAAGCCCTTTACCTAAGCCCCCTGCAAAAGTGCCACCAATAGCGCCCATTATCCCCCCAACCGCCTGCGATGCAGATAGACTACCGAATGGCGTGTCGATGAGGGTAGGACTAGGGGGCGCTGTGTCCATTAGGCCAGAGACGATAGACTCTCTGGTGGCTGCATCACGAAGGCCCATGGCGTAGTCGCCCTGTATGGCGCTCTTCGTGTAGTCCGACAACTCCACACCTGCGATAAAACTCTCGAAAGCAGGTGTCATCTGCGGACCAAAATCTGTTTGCGGATCTCCGATAAAACGGCGTTTGACGTCCATCACTTGTCCTCGACAAAGTCTGCCTGGCGCTCGCCCGACGGCTCTTTGTCCGTAAAGTCTTCATCGACCATTTGCAGGCGACCGTCCATCTGCATATACATCAGGCCCATCTTTGCTTCCTGGCGCATTTGTTCTAAAAATCTGACGCCCCAGTATCGAACGACATCAGCAGGTAAAACATATTCGCCCTCAGACAGAAGCACGTCGACATCATCTCGAACTTCTTCTGCTTCACTGCCTGGAGGAATAGGATTACCAGAGACTTCATCATATCCTACGATTATTTCTGGAATAGTCGTGCTTCCTACAGTAAACATAAGACCTCCCTCATACATTTTACGACGGCGTGAAGGCCTTAATTCACCTCCTAATTTAACAAATAAATCAGGATAATATTTTTTTAACTCTTGGACTGCTGTTCTACTAAGTTGATCTAATGTAAGGTTTTTTTCTGCAATCAACTCTGGTAAAGTAGGTAAATCAGGTATACCAGTTTTTTTTCCAATATTTTTTACTTGTTTTGCAGAAAGTTCTTTGCCAAGTCGCATTTCACCGCCAATCAACCAATTACCTTGCATATTTGGATTAGTTTTGTATCTATAAAATCCTCCAGTAGGCACTTGATCTCGTATATCTGCCTCTTTAACATTGAGGAGTCCTTTTCTTGGGCCAGATTTAACGATAGATGCCCTTGAATTTGCTACAGATTGCCAGTCAAAATCTGCTGGAAACTCTACCTCTGCCCATCTTTGATTAGCTGGACGATAGTTTGGCTTGCTGCCCTGACCTTTCAGAGCCTTACCACCTATGTGAGTAGCAGATGCGTAATCTCCAGCGTGAAAACCTGGGCGGTATGCTAAAGGACCTATTTTAGATTTTACTTGTCCTTTATCTTTTCCTTTTTTTATTATTTCACCTTCCTTAGCTGATATCCATTTATTTTGTGGAATCTCAGTTTTAGCGTCTACAAAAAGAGGAAAAAATTTAGTATCAGATGTTTTATCGGTATCATCTACTCTAAATAATTTATAGGCTTTAACCGTTTTTTTAGGGACTCTAACTTCGTCTCTAGGGTCTAGTGCCTTTTGATAATATTTAGATTCGCCAACCTCATCGCTTAGTTTAGAAACTGCGTCCTCTACCAACTCTTTTGCGGGACCTTTCAAAGCCCGAATGGTAGAGCCAAGGGCTACTCCTGCGAAAGGTAGAGCAGACGCGCCGGCACTAACCAAAGAAATAGAGGCCCCCAGATAATCTTCATCAGCTATGTCTTTATTAAAATCATATATGTCTTGTGCCGTGCCAAAACCAGGCAGCGCACCGAGAACAGGGTTATCAGCGACGGACTCTACAACCTGCTCTGGTGATTTTTTTTGCTCTACCTCTACTGGCTCTCCGTATTCATCAAGATCGAGAGGGTCGCTGAAGTACGGGTCAGACATCATCCCATAGGCTCCTCTTCTTCATCTTTCATTAACATAGCCATCTGCTCTTCCTCGGACGGCATCTCATCGACTGAGTACTGAGGTGCAGGGCCTTCCATCGCTCCTGCCATTTGTTGATCCATGCTCTCTTCTGCCGGCTGCTCAGGTAGCTCTGGCCCTTCGACCATGCCCTCCGGCGTCAAGACGTTAGGCACTTGCGTGACGCTTCGCACGAGGTCTTCGTCCGTCGTTGCAACGGCCATAGCATCGACCGCCGAGAATGGCACGGTAAAATCGGCCTGCGCCTGTGCAACGTCTTTGTTTTTTGGGCCAGACATGTCGGCGACAAACAGGTCTTCGACGTTTTCCTGTTCGGCGAACGGTTTGCCCTCGGGGTCGATGAGAGTAATTACAGCTTGCTTGGTCGGGCTGTCCGGTAACGAGGCAAGCATTTTAGCGAGACGAGTGAACTGCTGCGTTCCTTCTTCGACGACTGATTGCAGTTTACTGACCATCTCAGGGGTCGCATCTACACCTAATGCTTTGATGGCCTCTACAGCGCCCTCTGAGTCGCCCTGGAGCGCCTCTACGACGGTCTGGGCTACCTGGGGATCAGCGACACGTTGGAACAACTGACGGTCCTCTGGAGAGAGTCCTTTGGCCGCCAAGTTCGTGCCCATCACCGTAGCTGCGAGAGGTTTGAGTAGACGGCCTTGCGAAGAGAGAACCCGCGTCATACCGACGGTCGGGACCATCAGGCCACCGATGTCGGCAATCAAGAACATCACGTCTTGATCGCTGGGATCAGGGTCCGCTAGAATATCTTGGAACTCAGCTACCCTCTTTGCGTTAGCGTCGAGGAATCCTACCAGATCTTCTTCGGACATGTTCGCGGCAAAGGAGTCGAAGTCGCCGTTCATGCTGGATAGGCCAGCTACGAGAGCGTAACCCAGTCGCGTCGGTACACCTGGCTCACCAGCGGGCATCGCGGCGTCATCTACCATAACCATCTAATTTTCCCTTTTTAGTTCTGCTAAAATATTTTCTTTTAGATTTAGCAGTTGCCGCAGGCATCTCACTGCGCCTTGCGTCCGATACATCGTCTCGATGTCCGGCGCCGTCTCTAAAATACGCAGGTGCCGGTCTAAAATTTCGTTGAGATATTTTTCGTACTTATCGTAGTTGGGGTGGCTGACCGCCGGGGCCAGTTCTTTGTACGACGTCTCTTTCATATATTACCCTAGTCCTGGTGGCAGGCCCGCGCCCGGTGGCGGCTCCTGTAGATTGCCGGTAAATTGATCCTCGCCAGGCACGGCGGCAGCGCCAACACCAATCTGTTGACCACCACCACCAGTCATGTCCATCTGCCCTTGCTGCTGCGGAGCAGGACCTGGCTGCTGCTGTTGTTGTTCCTGTTGCTGCTGCATCAAGACGGCCTGACGCAGCATCTCCTCGGGAGTGTTCGTGACCTTCTCTGGGTCGAGGCTCATGGCCCGCGCGATCTCTCGGATGATATACGGGAACTTAGCGAACGGTGCGAGGACCGGATTGCTCGTAATCTGCAAGAACGACATCAGGCGCTGCGACCGCACTTCGTTCTGCATCAGGCTCTCTAGGCCACGGGCACGGACTTCGAGGTCGCCTTTGACGTCAGGGTTGAAGTTGAACTGCATGTTGAACTGGAACATCGCCTGGCCCAGCGGCTTCAGCATGTAGTCGTCGAAGTTTTTTACGACAGTTTTGACTGATCCAGCAGCCGCCCCCATCAGCATAGAGATACCAGCAGCAGTGCGACCGATGCCTGTGACGCCCGTTTGTCCATGTGAAAATGATGGGATGCCGGTAGATTCGTCGGCAAGCACGCGCGCCTTGTCGAAAAGCATCATGTTTTCTGACGACACATTCGGGAACTTAGTGCCGAAGATTGCCTGCCCTGGCGCGCCGCCCTGTCGACGGAAGACTTTGCCGGGATAGACTGTCAGGTCTTGACCCGGAGTCAGGTTAGTTTCGTCGACCTCGATCAGGAGGTTGCCGGACAACACAGCGTTATCGACCGCCATCCGCATGAAGCCATTCATCAAGGTCTGCGTATCGTCCATGTTCTCGCCGACGCCGATACCGAAGATATTGTACGGATTGACTTCGTATGGGCACGCCTGATACGGCAGGCGCTTCGGCGTAAACGGATTCATCACAAACCGCAGGATTTCGCCGTTGCACTCCCAGATGTTGACGTGCAGTTCTTCGCTGTCCTCGAACTCCTCGGGTATGTCAATGGCGTAGTCATCGGCAGTCTGTCGGTCAATGACGCCCCAGAACTCTAGGGCCTCGAACCGACGGGTAGAATACGGACGGCTGTTGTCTTCGTTGGCGGTGATGAGATCATTCTCCCACCACTTTACCTCGTAGTTTTCGCCCATTTCCAAGGCACGATTGATGGCCTCTTCGTCGAAGAAGGGGCGACGACGCAAGGCCCGCAGTTGTGAGCGGGTCATCTTGTGGCGCTCGATTACAAAGTCGCACTCGTTGATCGTATAGCCGTCGGGGTCGGGGTAGAAATCCCAAATAGAGGTGTGAGAAACATTAGGCACAGTGCGGATAGTTGGGTTGTATTCGCCGTCCTCTTCCCAATTAGGATACTCTTTGGTAGAGGCGAAAGGCCCTTTGACGATGCCCGTGCCGAAGAGCGAACACTCGAACGCTGCATACCGGAGGTGGGTCGACGCATTGCTTTCATCCAACTGGTCTTTGATCTGCTTTTCCATCTTCTTGGCGGCGACCATAGCCGGATGGAATGTGACAGACGATTGCGTGTTGCCATCGCCTTCGCGCAGGTTAGGAATGTCGGATAGTAAATCTTCTAGTGGACCGAGACGGTCTTCGAGCAGTGTTTGTTGTGTAGCACCAGGTGGCAGAGGTTTGCCGTCTCCCTCGAAGCCTACGAGATCGACCGGCTGGTCACCGATGTCTACGCCCTCTGGTTCTTTCGGGTCGAAGCTGACGCTCTCTGCTACACCCTCTGGCAGGATGCTAGGCTCGATGGTGATCGGGAAGACGTCGTTGGCCAGCAGCACATCGACGATCTGACTGTACGCAGCCAGGACTTTTGTCTTCGTGACTTTGATGAAGATGCGGGACTTTTCAGTCTCTAGGAACTGGACATCGCTGTCGTACACGCCACGATAATTTTTGTACGCTTTGATCCACTTTTCTTCTTCTGTGTATCGGGCGTCCTCTGCACGGCTGAACTGTTTACGGACGTAGCCCGCCAGCCCACTCATCGTGCGTGTATCGTCCGGGTCTACCGCATACGGCTTGCCGTCTGTTTCGACGGACGACATATCATCATAAGACATACGAGATTATCCTGTTAATATCCAAACACTGCGTCAGCAGGCTGGAACTTCTCTACCGGGGTGGTAGGCTTGTCTAAATCGAATACATTTCGTGGCACAGGACGACTGCTTATACCATATCTTAGCGCATCGTACAAGTGGTCTTCTGCATGTGTATCGATGT